GGTTGAACAGGTCGGCTATCTCGGCGAGGGTCATCCATACTTCTTCCTGCGGGTTGCCCTCCATGCGCACGTGGCCGTGCTCGTCTATTCTGATAGTTCTTCTCATGGCGTTCCGTGTTAGATGGTCTGACAAATGAACTGCTCCATGGACTCTATCTGCTTGGACAGGCGTTCCATGTCGTTGCTTACCTTCTCGGCGGTAATCTTCGCATAAATCTGCGTGCTGCGGATGCTGGTATGGCCCATCATCTTCGACAGGGTCTCAATCGGCACACCGTTGGAGAGGCAGATGGTGGTGGCATACGAGTGGCGGCTCTGGTGCCATGTGACGTTCTTGTTGATGCCGCAAAGTTTGGCTATCGCCTTGATGCCGTTCTTGCAGTTCCCATAACATGGGACGGGCAACAGCCGTCCGTCTTCTGCCATGCCGCTGTACTTCTCGATGATGTGCTTGGGCACGTCGAGCAGGCGGATGTTCGACTCCACGCCAGTCTTCTGGCGGTTGGTCTTTATCCACAGGTGGCCGTCGAAGGAGGTCTGCAGGTTCTCTTCCGTCAGGTTGTACATGTCCCGCCAGCTCAGTCCCGTGAAGCAGCAGAAGATGAAGAGGTCCCGGATAAGTTCATAGCTTTTCTTCTTGAACGTGCCGTTGATGAGTGCCGTAATCTCCTCCTTGGACAGGAAGCCACGCTTGGTCTCTTCCTTCGTGATGTGGTAGGCATAGAAGGGGTCACGCGCCAGCCAACCGTTGTTGATGGCGGTGAAGATGATGCTGCGGAAAGGCATCATGTACGACCACACGGTGTTGGTGCAGTGGTTCTTCTCCGTGCGGAGGAACAGCTCGAAGTCGGTGATGAAGGCGGGTGTCAGCTCACGCAGGGCGATGTCGCTCATCTTGTAGCGCTGCTTGATGAACTCCGACAGGTGGTTATATACCACGCAGTATTTCCAGTAGCTGCGCTCGCTCTTCATCTTGCCTACCTGCTTTGCATAGTCCTCGTTGTGCTGCTTGAACACGGCCAGCAGGGTCTTGTGGTTCTGACCCAGCCCCAGATAGGCGTTGCGCACCTTCTCCGCCGTGACATACCCGTCGGTGTCGCACACTTCCTGATACGCCTTGTTGATGCCAAGCCGTATCTTGTCCAGCATACGGTTGCCCTCCTGTGCCACGAGGCTGCGGCCTGTCAGCTTGCCCAGTTCCACGTTCCACATCTTTTCCTCCACGTCCAGCTTGCTGCTGAACTGTGATACCTTTCCGTTCACCGTGATGCGGCACATCACGGGAATCATTCCGTTCTTTTTCGGCGCGTTGCGCTTGAGGTAGAAAAATCCTCGATAGAAGCCACACGAAGCCAACGGAGGACAACTATTTAACAGATAGTGATTTATGCGGTATTTCTCATAGCTTTGCAGAATAGGCAAAAAAGCAAAATTACGCGGATTGCAGAAATAGTTAGGTTTCCAAATCGTAACCCCGACAAACCTGCATTTTTAACAACCCAATACTGATTTTGCGCTGTTCTGCAGAGGTTTGCTTTCAGCCATTTGGCGCATGTGAAACTAATTTTGCAACCAAAAAAGCAGACAGTATGAGAGCGACATTCAAAGTGCTGTTCTTCGTGAACAGGAGCAAGGAGAAAAACGGTATTGTTCCCATCATGGGACGGGTGACAATCAACGGGACGCAGGCGCAGTTCAGCTGCAAGTATTCCGTTGCGGTGGAGTTATGGGACACCAAAGCCAACAAGGTGAAAGGAAAAAGCAAGGAGGCTCGGGACATCAACTTTGCCCTTGACAACATCAAGGCGCAAATCATCAAGCACTACCAGCGCATTTCCGACCGTGAGGCTTTCGTGACGGCGGAAATGGTACGCAATGCTTATCAGGGCATCGGTACGGAGTATGAAACGCTGCTCCGTGCCTTCGACAAGCATAATGCAGACTTCGCCAGACGTGTGGGCAAGGACAGGACAAAGGAAACCTTATACAAGCATACCATATCCCGCACCCATGTGGCTAACTTCATCAAGTATTACTACAAGCGGAACGACATCGGCATGAACGAACTCACAGAGGATTTTCTGAACCAGTACTGCATCTATCTCCGCAATGAAGTGGGTGTGCAACAATCCACAATCAGACTGTATTGTGCTCCGCTGAGGTCTATCGTGACCCATGCACACAAGAATGGTCTGATACCGAGAGACCCGTTTGCCAACTGTTATGTCAGCGGCGGCACAAAGGAGCGAGAATTTCTAACGGAGAAAGAAGTGCAGACGCTCATGTCGCACCGTTTCGATGACCCTGCAATGACGGTTGTCAGGGATATTTTCATCTTCGGATGCCTGACGGGAATATCGTTCATCGACATCAAGAACCTCACTACCGACAACCTTGTCACTATAAACGGCAGCCTGTGGATTTCATCGGTACGGCAAAAGACGAATATCCCCTTCCGTGTGAAGCTGATGGAGAGTGCATGTAAAATCATAGACCGTTACGAACCGTTCCGCAGAGGAAAACGCCTGTTCAATTTCTATCGGAACGGCTGGACGAATGTTCTGCTGAAACAGATTGCAGCGGAATGTGGGATAAACAAGCATCTGACCTTCCACATGAGCCGCCACTCGTATGCGGTGATGGCTATTTCGAACGGTATGCCGATAGAGAGCGTGAGCAAGGTGCTGGGGCATACGAAGATTACCACCACACAGCATTACGCCAAGATAACCACGGAAAAGCTGGACAAGGATTTTTCCATGCTGGAAAGCAAAATTAGCGACAAGATGAAACTTGTATGAACTTGAAAGCATGAGTATGGAAAGGGTTATCATAACCACAACAGAATATGGTAAGGTAATACTGCCTGATATACCGAATGAAAATGTTTGGATGTCTGAACCGGAATTGGTGGAGCTGTTCGGGGTAATCGCCCCGACACTCCGTGCCGCTGTCAGAGCCGTGTATAAAAGCGGTGTCCTGAAAGAATACGAGGTGCAGAAATATGTTTGCTTGGAAAACGGTTGTTATGCCGATGTGTTCGGCTTTCCGATGATAGCGGCACTCGCTTTCCGTATCAACAGCTTAGGTGCGGAACAGGTGCGCAAAGCCATATTTGAAAGGCTGTACTTGCGAAAAG